CCGATTGTGCCACCCCTAGAGCTGGTTTCCAGGTCCGACACCTCACGGAAGAACTCAACAGGGTCCTGGCCAAACGTGATGTAAGGGTGGAGGGTGGTGCTAGACCCTGAACCCACGTGGTTAACCGATGCCTGCCAAGCTATCAGAGCTTTTGGCAATGTGCCAACAGAGTCAGGGTAGTCTGCGGTCCGGTCGATGACCTTTGGGTAGATGTCAGCAACGATGTCATTGATGTTCTTGCGCTTGATCCCAGAGGTGGTCGCCGAAGTGCTGTAGTCTGACTTGTCACCCCACATACGAATCTGGAACACTCCAGGATTTGTCTTATCAATGAACGCAGCGGCACCGGCCGCAGTCGTGCTGCTCTTAAGTGCACCTGTAGTCGAGTCTACGTTAGTGTAGTATGTATTACTTGTGTTGTCTGCATTCTCGTACCGGACAAAGTTAGCTACAAGGAATGGATGCACGGCGAACTTATACGGAACCCCCTTGTAGACCACTGGTGAAGTTCTTCCAATTGCAGCTCCGCCAGGCGCTGTGCTGCTTGAGGTACCGTTCCCAACGTAAGGAAGATCTACTTTGAAGGTGACTACAACGTCCTGTGATGCTGGAGGAGTTAACTCTGCCCCTGGGACCCCGCTTAGGTAAACTCGATTGTATGGAGGAGCGTCTGGGAATGATCCGATTACAAGAGCACATGCCCCACCCGGGTCTGAGTAAAGTATAAACCCGACAGCGGTTAGGGCCGGGGCACCGCCAACGATATGCCCAGCACCCTTGCTCAAAGTAACCTTGTTGGTGTTGGAGGTACGTCGAACGATGTAAAGGTTCCCCGCCACGCTGACGGTGCCAGTAGCATCGTCCTGTGTAACCGTGATCTGGTTCTTTGTACCCACGGATGGGGCCCCTGCTGGGTTGCTGTAGGCGTTTATCTGCCCTGCTTCGGGGTCTCCTGCCCCTGCGGTTGGCACTAGGTCGGGCTCTTCCTTGTAGGTCTCGTCGTATTCCTGCGCTACCTGCACCACCGAGTCGGCCATGTCAATGGCCAGTGCCCCTGCGGGAGGGCCATCAAGGGGGGTGTAGTACCTAGATAGTACGGTCATGTAGTCCACCCCGGAGATGACTACCTCCTGGTCGCTGGCATCGTAGTCGGATATGAACCCACCAGAGATGGTCTCGTACACGCCGGAATCATTCTGCCTTTGGATAGTGTACTGCTGTTCGAGCGGTACGATAAGCGGAAGGGCCGGGTGATCCACGGGCAGGGTGAAGAAAGCTGAGCCAGTATCGTTGGCGTACAGCTGGACACCGATATCCCTGGCGTCCTGTAGGACCGCAACAAGGTTTCCCTTTGCGAAGTCTACGCCAGTGGAGTCGTGGATTAGTACCTGGAACTTACGGCTCAAAGTATAGCCTCGTTAATTGTGACGGTGCACACTACTCCAGCCCCACTCGTAACCGTAACTGTTGAAGTTCCTGGTGGAACGGCAAAGAACTCGTACTCTGTTAGGTAGTTGGTTTGCGTCGACACGCAAGTCTTGAAGTCAACAGAGAAGTTAGACCCAAACCCTCCAGCCTTGGTGAATGCAACGCTGTCTGTGCCGAGCTCTACTCGGAGTGGGCTCACGGTAGAGGTGCTGCTCCACGCGACAGTAGGCCAGGCAATAGTCTTCCCGTCGTTGACGACTGAGATGGTTCCGGACCCAGTGCGGGTGAACACCCTTGAGGTTTCGAAGTACTTGTATGGGTCCTCTGCCATGAGAACGACCCGTACCCGCACGGCGTATCCACGGTCAGCGTCCCCTGCGGAAGCTCCTGCCTCGGTCACGAATCTAGGTAGGGACATTGGTCGAACCTTCATGTACAAGCTGTAAGATCCAGAGGTCTTAGGCTGGCTGAAAGACAGCTTCCTAAACCCATCCTCAGCGAAAGCCTGGCCGGTTGCAAAGGACGGCCGTGGCTGTAGTGCGTAGTTCAGCTCCGTGATCTTGTCCCAGAAGTCCCCGTAGGTACTGCCATACACGCCCACTATCATAGAGATCTGTCGTGCCCCAAGGTATGCGTCGTAGCTGTCGATGCCGTCCACCTGTGGAGTATCCTCAGAGAAAGCAGTTACGTTAACATCGGAGAAGTCTACGCTTTCAATGTTGTACCCTGAAACAGGTGAAGACCCAACCGCGTTGGGGTCTCGTACTCCGTTTAGGTCCAAGGCGGACTGCCCTGGACGCTCGATTGTTACTGCCTGTGATAGATCCATTTAGGCCCCCGGTGTCTTGCGAACTCGGCGTACCGCTCGAGAGATCCTCTCCCATCGTCGATCTGCCGCGCTGTATAGCTGGGCAAGCTGGATGCTGTTTGTGTCTGATGCCCCAGACGCTACGGCCCACTGCTGGTATCGTACGCGGTCAGATATCAGCATGAACATTGCTTCCTTCTGGACCCAGGCACGCACGGCGTTAATAGCATCGTCGTCGAGCTCGATAGAGGACGAGTCATTCGCGGGCTGGGTATAGTGCTTGTATCCAAACACCCGCAGTGTACAGTTGTTAGGCAGGACGAAATACTGTGGCATGTGCAGCTTTCCATCAATGAAGTCCCATCCACCATTAGCTTCGGTAGTAATCGAGTAAGGGACCGTGAGGAGTAGCTTGCCGCCAGAATTATAAGCGTCCACGCGGTAAACGCTGTCCAGCGTGAGTGTGTCAATAGTAAAGAAAGCTCCGACAACCGGAGCAGAATAGGATGCGGTTTCATAAATCTCCTGCGGCCGGATCCTGGATAGTTCTTGCGTACCCCATTTGATCATGTCGCTGAGCTCGTCATTAGACCACGTGGGGGTAGCGCCAGAATCCCTGAGATCCCGACGTACAATTGTTCTTAGTGCACTTAGTGTAATTGCCATGTGGCCTCCTGTTGCTTTGGGGGAGAGGCCGAAGCCCCTCCCCCGCAGCTAGCTAACTCTTAGAGCGTCGTTGCGGTCGACTCAATGCGGAGGTAGCGTGGCTGGCCAGTCGAGGTGTTTGAACCATCGAACTCTCCAGTCGTTCCCTCACCACGGAGGATCGCGCCGAAGCGCATCTTGAAGCCAAGCGTTGCAACCTGGGCGATTGGATCGCTGTGGTCGCCGCCCGGAGCCACGAAGTAGCTCTGAAGCGTCTGGCTGTCGCCAACGATGTAGGCATCTGGCCCGAAGAGGAACGTCGAGTAGACGTCCGTCGAGCTTGCGCCTGCGCCGGTGAAGACCTTTGCGTTCGGTGAAACCATGAAGCGGACACCAGCGTACGCGCCGATCTCTCCGTTGAGGAGGTCGAGCGACTTGGTGTACTTCGTGGCCTCAAGGAAGCCGTTCGCGCTGGTATCCGTCAAGAGGTCGAACTCGACCGCAGGATGGATGATTGCGCGATAGAATCCGTCAGCGAACGTTGGAACGTTTGCTGCCTTGAGCTTTGCAACAGCCTTCTTGATCGATAGACCAGTAAGTACGTCGCTGTTGGCGTTGCCGCCGAGTGTAAGTCGGGTAGTAGCGTCACCACCATACATAACGTTGGTGCCTTGTGCTACTACGTCACGGATGATGGTGTCCATCGACTCGGTTGCCGCTCGAGCAAGTCGCTCGGAAGCAATCGAGATCAGATCGTGCGGGCTGTCGAGCTGCGCAAGGTCTGAAATCTTGAGAACCTTACCGTACTGCTTAGGAATGAACGACTCGGTCGTAACCGTGAGGTCATACTCAGCAGGGGCGCCTGCCTCGGTAAGGGTGTCCGCCACGCCAAGCGGCGTGAGGTCTGGGTAGCGCGCATAGCGAATCTCGTTGCTGCCCTTCTGGAAGCGACCCGAGGTATAGTTCCCCGGCATTGCATGCACCAGTCGGTTGCGCAGGTTCTCCTGAGCCTGCGAAGCTACGAGCTCCGTGATGAGCGCAGAATAAGCGTTAGAGCTGTTCGTGTCGAGCAGCGCACGCGTCTGCGTAGCCATTTATTGACTCCTTTTTTACTCGCTCCAAGGATTGCCGAGGGACGCTATGTCCCTAACAATCTCATCGGAGCTTCTCTTTCCTGCCTTAGCCGTAGTGGCCTTGGCAGGCTTGTTGGGATCCACGAACGTTTCCTCAGACTTCCCCACACCCTTGCGAACCATATCCTCAAAGGCCCGTGCCCGATCTTCATCTGTAAGATCTTTGCTTGATTCGGCCCAGGTTGTGTAGTTTGGGAACTCCTTAGACAAACGCTCACGCTTCTCGGAAGCCCGAGTAGCGTTAAGTTCTTGCTCCAGTGCGGCGATTTTCCGCTGAGCTTTTTCAAACTCAGAAAGGCTGGCCTCCTCCATCTGAAGCTTCCACTGCACGACCTTGTCGTGCTCTGCCTTAATCTCATCCAACTGCTTTTTAACAGTCGTCAGAGCTTGGTCCTTGCCAGCAAGGCGCTTCTTCCAAGTGGTGATGTCGTTCTCATCCTGAGTGGCAGCCACCTCCTGCGACTCGGTCTGTTCGTTCAACACGACTTCTCCGTCAGTCACCTGTTACCTCCATATTTTTCGAAGTCAATCTCTCCCGTTGCACGCTGGGAGATTGGCTCCGGATTGTTTCCACCCGAAATCTGGGTGACGATCTGGTCCGCAGCGCCAGCAAGGTTTTCACCTGTGGCGAGAGGACCGAACCTAACAAGCGATCCAAGGATGTCTCGACCGACGAAATCGCCGATCCCATAATCCTTGTCTGCGCCCGCCAGGCTTCTGGCAACGTTTCTCAGGTATGCCGGAGGGACAGCTGTGATGTCCCACGGTACGCCCGGGAATAGCTGAGTGACCATGAAGGCCACCTCATCCATATTTTCCAGATTGTTCCTGAGCGTATAGTCAGTCTCAATCTGATGCTCTACGTAATCTCGTACGTGTATGTACGACTGGTACCCTGCTCCAGGTGCGTACGTTCCGAACGGCTTCTTAAATAGGAACTCAATCATTTCTGGTAGGATCTTCTTAAACATGTAGCTGTATGGGTAGAACCCTAGGAATGGATGGTTGATGCTCCTCTCGAACAAGCTTCGCTCCGGGTTGAAGTATGTAGTCCTGTTCGCCTGCTTGAGTGCCTTCTCGTATACGTATCGGTATGCCTTGAAAAGCTCCTCCTCCACTCCATGCTTTGTCATGAGCGTGTAGTTGGCTGAGTCGAGTGCTTCAAGAAGCTTGACGTCATCTGATATTGCCTGTCGGGATAGTCGTCGGATTTCTGCAGTAAGATCCTGCGCAGTACCGCTCCCGACTGCGGCCTTGGCGTCTCTTACTATGCGCTGAAGGGTAGACGACACGGTAGCTATGTCGCCTCCGTATCCTCCTCCGAGGGCAAGTGCCTCTGCGATTCTCGACCCTTCGTACGTGATCTCACCGCCAACAGCGAATGCTGTGTCTTGGATCATGATCTCGGCGGAAAGGCGCCTGAGGTCTGCATCGTTCCTAATCTCTTGAACCTTCCTTAAGGACTGGTCCAGCTTGTCGTATGCCTCGTTGAACTTAGTTGTCCTAAGTGCAGACACTGTTCCGGAACGTCGGATCTCGTCATCTGCAAGCCCAAGCTGTGCCTTGAGCTGCGCGAACTCCTCGTCTACCATCGACATGTCGTAGTTGGAATCGCTCATTCTCTGGTATGCAACGTCTAGGTTATCTCCAGCCTGCTTAGGCCTGGTTAGGTACTCACGTCGAACAAGGCTTGGCGCAACCTCATCTCCAGCTGAACTCTTACCCCCGAAGATAGAGTACCTAACATCAGCGTACACCTGGCCGGTACGATCTGGAATAGCATTGAACCCGATACCAGCAGGGCGTGCGGCGTCGATGTCAGACAGAACTCTTTCTTGGTTGAATAGTCGTCGTCGGTAGTCTGCGTAGCGAACAAATAGTGTCCGTGAGTCAGATGTACCGTATAGGGAAACTAGTGAGTTGTACAGAGACGGGTCGTTTTTCTGAAGCTCCTGCGCAAACTGCTTGGAGGCAATGTCCATTGCAAGTGCGTCCTTAGCAGCATCTTTCCTTTCGACAAGAACGTCTCCTGCTTCTGCCTTGAACACTCTTCCGGCACCAGCTTTGGCAGAAGATAGTTTCCTCTTTACAGCATCGATGATCCCGGTGGCCTCCCCCACCTGCCAGTTCCCAGTTAGGGCACGCTCGAGGGCCCTTTCACGGAAGACAGTCAGGAAGTTAACGTTGTCTATTAAAGCATGTGTTTGAGGGGCAACGTTGGCTAGGTCTCGGATCTCTCCAGCCGTAGCTCGCAATACCTGGCCGTCCTTGGTGATTGCTGATATTACTTCTCGGTCAACACCTCGTGCCTGGTTAAGAGTAGACGACTCAAAGAACTCTTGTACCCAGTACAGGGGGTTGTTCTTGAATCGGAATTGAGGATACATTCTGTCGGTTATATTTGCGATAGATGGAAGCCACCTCTTCGCAGCTCCGCTTGCGTACTGGCTGTATCCTACAACTCTAGAGTCACCCTGGAATGAGTACATCATTGCGTCAACTGCCTTGAACTCTCCGCCACCGGACGCTGTAGATGCCTTCCACGAATCTTTAAATCGGTCGTACCCGCCGAATCCTTCTTGTAGGTTGAAGGCTTTTTCGAAAAGCAAGTCCATTGTTTCCCTGTTGAGACCTCGTGCGCTTACTCCCTGGGCTATGGCTTCCTTGACAATCTCGTCCATTACCCTATCTACATGAGCTGAGCTCACCCCGCCTCGAGCAAGATAGCTCGCCATTCGGTTTTTGATATTGCTAGTAACGGCAGAGTTCCCTATTGGTGAGAAGACGCTGCCGATGATGTGCTGAAGCCTACTTGCAGTGTATCTAGTGCTGTACTGAACGTCCTTCAAGTAAGGGCTGGTCATATCAATAAACGGTCGAACCTGGCTTTGCATAATAAGCGCCTTGGTTTGGCCGTCAATGTTAGGGTTCTCAATAATCTTCAAGACCCTGTGATAGTTTTGCTTTGGAGCACGAGCAATTGTGTAGCGCGTATCGTTCATTACGCTGAGTATGGATGGGTCCATGCCCTGAGAAGCTACGATCCTAGCTAGGTCTTGCATGTCCTCTGGCCCTAGTGGGTTGATGGCAAATCCATTTTCTATAGCATCGTTCACAAACCTAAAGATTCTCTCAGGGTTTTCAGCGTACGAGAACGTAGAGCCTAGCTCTTCGGACATGTCAAGCGTTGCCCTTGACCACGCCTTCTTAACGTCAAGTAGGTTCTCTGCCTTCTTCATCTCTTCTAGGACGTCGTTAAGGGCGTCTACCGAGTAGCTGTCTCCCCTGGCCTTCGCGTCTGGCATCAGCTCATTCTTGATCTTCGAGCGGATTGCGGCAACGTCAGAAGCACTACCGATGTACTCTTTAACCAGAGGCTGACCAGCTGCGTACCTGGCTTCTGCTGTCGGAAGGAATGAGTCCCGACCGCCACCTTCTATCTTCTGTATTGCCTCGTACAGGCTCTTCATTGTCCTGGCAGAGCTTAGGAACAGCATCCCTTTTCTTCGAACTACCTGGATCCTACCTACGTTATTGGCTGCCTTCCGGATCTGTCGGAACCCTTCCTCACCGTATTTGGATATGAGGGAATCTGAAACCTTAGGGTCCATTACCTTTGCCGTCACTGGTGCGATGGCTTCGTTAATCTGTGAGGCCCACTTGTTTGCCGATTCGAACCCTGCCATATCGATAAGAAGGAAGTCTCGTGCAACCATTCGTCGGGTGTCGGCTTCTGTTGCGCCCTTCGTTACAAGTCCCCCCCTGCGGACTAGCTCTCCTTGGTCATCAAAGTATTTACCAAAGATTTTTTCGAAAGCCTCGTCTGATGCGGATTGACGGACCGGTGTCCATGTGTCCCCGGCAGCGGCTGACATCGATCTGGTCCTTGCAAGGTACTCTGTCTTGAGGGCCTGCTTGTTAATAATTCTAGGTACCAGCTTATAGACCTGTCGGTCGATCTCTGCGATAACTTGTCGTGACATTTCGTCTGGGCCTAGGTCTAGAAGTAGGTCGTGAACCCTTCGCTCTACGCCACCCTCCTGCCTTGAGATCTGCTTTAGCGCTGTGATAACGTACTCGCTCTCAACCATTTCTGTAAGAGCCTGAGTTGACACGTCGCTAGCACGTCCAGTGTTGGCGAGGTTGGCCCTGTCGTTAACGTTGGAAATAATCCTTATGCGGTCCTTGAGCTTAATTACTCCGTCAACATTGTCTGATATTCCTAGAACCGCGACCGTACCACCCTGCTCCCTGGCCATGACGATCATCTGACCTGCGATGTTGTCGATGTCCTTGTCGGCAACCTGGCCAAGATTTAGCTCTTTCACCGAGGACATGTAGGTGTTCACGGTAGAATCCGCAATGACCTTTGCCTTGGCCGACTCAGGCCTGGCGATGAGCCTTCCGATTGCCATCACTGGGAAGTTTGATGCCCCACGGCCCATGAACTCGTGAACCAATGGACGAAGCTCTGGTGCTACAGTAGATGCGTGGATGTCCATGATTTCGTTTGCTCGGTATCCGCCTAGGGCTCTCATGATAGTATTCGTTGAAGCTGGGACAAGAGCACCAGCTACAGCCCTCAGGCCTTGCTTGCTTCGATTGCTAACCCCAACCATTCCACGGTACATACCGATTCCGAATCCATTGTTAATGGCGTTTACAACGTTATTAGCTGATTCCGCATCCTCGATTGTTTTAGTCAGGGCTACCACTTCGCTGCTTGCTGGGTTTGCGCCCTTTGAAATTAGCTCGTCGATCTTAGTCCTTGAGGTTCGGATAAGCTCTTCGTTCTGTGAACCTACCCGCAGTCGCTCAGTAAGATTCATACCGTAACCATCGGCCGGCATGCCAGTCTTCTTATCTATTCCCTTCTCAAGCCTAAGAAGAATTTTGTCTGCGGTGCCGAGGTCGTCCATTTTCCCAGCTGTCTCGAATGCCTTCTCTGCGCCTCGTACTGCAGATCGTCCCGCCTTGTAGGCAGCAACAGCGCCGACCACTCCCCCGATTGGTCCAGCTACTGCGGTTCCCCCAAGAAGTCCAGCTGCGGCGCTAAGTGGCTTGAGTGCACTTATCTTGCCCAGGGCTAGAGGGGTAAAGTTGAGCGGGTCAAGGAGTATCTGGAATGCTAGGTTTGCTTCCTTGCTGTTGGAGAAAGCGCGCTGCGAGTTAACCATGTAATCCGCAACTTCGTCTGCGTTTCTACCTGATGCAATCATGTTTCGTATGTCGTCTGGTAGCCCTCCCTGGTCCAGCATCCTAAGCCTTGCAGCTGCCTGCTGCACAGCCCAGCTCGGTACGTTAAGAAGGTCAAGTCCTTTTCCTATTGCCCACCCAACCGGTGAGTCTGCAACCATTTTAAAGGCAGGCTCAACAATTGGTAGCTTGGTGGCGAACTGTGCACCACGGCTAACTACCTCTGTTACTGCTCCACCAAACTCCTTTGCCATCTTTTCAGCAGGGTTCAGGTTCATGTCCTGAGGCTTGCCGCCAATGTCAAGGGTTACGCCAAGGTCTTTACCCTTTAGCTTTTCTTCCTGCTCGGAAGGAGCGCCTGGATCTCTATAGATAAATGGCATTAG